GTAGGCACCAGAACCGGCGAACAAATAGACGTTCTCGCCCAGCTTTTCCGGCTCGACCCGGTTGCCGCTGACCCGTGCCTTGACCCGCTGGAACTTGTAATCGCTTTTGACTTCCAGCAGCACGACATCCGAGACGCTGACGTTCGAATCATCGCCGACCAAGATGCGACTGCCCTGCACCTGCGGATTGGTGACGCCCAGCAGTGCCTTCTTGCGGGTTACGGTCGTCTCGACCTGCCCGAACGCAGACGACGCCAGGCACAGCAGCAGGCAGGCCGTAACGAAAAAGGCGGTTGTTTTGTTACTTAAACGCACGCAAGCTCCTCCTGAAAAAGCGGCAAGGCGTTGTCTGATTTAGTCGCGGCGTCAATTCTTGCCCGTGCGATCTCCAGATACTCCGCTTCGCGTTCGATGCCGATAAAGCGGAAGCCCTCAAGCATCGCGCCCTTGCCGGTTGAGCCGGAGCCCATGAACGGATCGAGAATGATTCCGTTAGGTGGCGTGACGAGGCGGCAGAGGTATCGCATGAGGCTTGTCGGCTTAACCGTTGGGTGGATGTTCCGCGCCCCGCTGGTTCGGCCAGCGCCAGCCCGTGGGTTATCCAGCCCAGCGCTACCCGGCTCGCGGTCCTCGCAGCACTCAGACGCGCTACGTAAGGCGAAACCCTCTAGCCCCTCATCACGATCCGCCTTGCTGGCTTTAGCACAGTAAAAAAATCGGGCTGCGCTGCCAGATTCGCCGGGATTGCCGTGGTTTTTATCCGCTCCACAGGACACGGCGCGAAGTCCATAATCATCTTGCTGTCGTCTATTTCCGCTGCTTATAGACTCGCTTTTATTCCCTCGCTCCTTAGTCACCGGAAACAGCCCCACCACTTCATCGCTGCCATCGTGGATAAAGTTGGCTGGCCAGCGGCCTGCGGCTTGGCTCATTTCCCCGTTCCGACCTTCTCCGGTTTTCATGCCGTAAGTGCGCCCGGTGGGGCTATTGAAAACAGGCTGCGGCACACTAGGCGGCGAGCCCTCCACCCTGCACCCATCCACATTCAGCGCCCCAGTCCCGTGCTTCAGGACATTGGTCGCAACGGTTCCTTCCAGCGGTTTACGTGCCACGATGATCGGCTCATAGGCTGGCTTTAGGGCCGTTCCCCAGCCTTGCCACTGTTTAGCGGCTTCGGTGGCGGGAGCGGTGATATCCACAAGTCCGCGATCATTCCGCGAATCCGTGAACCGACCAACCGTATGGCCAGTGCCGCCCGATAATCCACTCGATTTTTCTCCGACAATTTCACGCTCGGCTTCGTCGTACAGCGCAACAAATGAATCCGGTAAACCTAATAAATCGCGGACTTTCTCCCAATGCTGTCTCGGTGGCATCCCTCCACGGTGGTCTAACCTAGCCCAGTAACACGATGACGATTTAACGCCTAACGCTTTGTCGATGTCTGAATGCGTCAACGGTGATTCGGAAACTGCGCGAGCGTAAGCCTTAGAAAATGTCTGCCATGCCGTAGCGTTTCCGTTCACTTTATCAATCGCCTTGCTTACATCCAGCGACTTCGGGAACCCGCTTCCATAAACCCACATCACGCAATCCCGAATCTCCCAGCCAGCGTCCTCAATCGCACAGGCCAGCCGGTGATAGGTGCGAGTCCCGCCAAACGCCAGCAGGTGAGCGCCGGGCTTTGCCACTCGTAAAGCCTCTGCCCAAAACGATTGGCCCGGTACGCCGTGATCCCAGTTCTTGCCCATGAACGACAGGCCATAAGGCGGATCAGTCACGATAGAATCCACGCTGTCCGCTGCCAGTGTTGGCATGACTTCAAGGCAATCGCCGAGATGTAGGTCGAACCTATCAGGCATTACAGCACCCCAAACGCAGCCAGAATCATCAGCACGATCTTCGCTACTTCCGCCCAGTCAATCTGCGACCAGTCGATGGCACTGACGCCGAGCTTGTCCGCCAGTTCCTCCTCAAACGCAGCGGCAAAATCTGGGTCACGGCGGCAACGCCGCCTCAGCCAACGCAGCCGAACACGCTCGCCCATGTCGTGCTTTTCCAGATTCGCATCTAGTGCTTGCAGCATCGTCATTCCTTACCCCCGTGCAGTTCAGCCAGCACCGACAGCGTGCCAATCAGCACCAACCCCAGCAGCATCAGCCCCATCCACTCGCCAGTCATCGCTTCGGCTCCACGTAGCGGGGAGACACCTTGACCAGCAAAAGCGTCTCCAGCAGCGGCCAGCGCTTGGCCAGCAGGCCGACCAGTGCGTTGGCTAGTCCGGTTAGAATGATGATGAACGCCGCCTCAACGGCCAGCGATTGCTCAGGGCTGAACCCCACGCCGAGGTATCGCAGCAGCATCGCAGCCAGCCACGCCCAGACGGACGAAGCAGCTACACGCACGAATCGGGTAATCAAATCATTCATTCCAACCGCTCCTGAATTTGTGCCGGTCCCAGTATTTCGCCGCGTAGTAGCCGCGAAAAAACGCAAGTCGCCGAATGTTGCCGCCATTGCCCGGCGGAAATGGGCAACTGTCCGGCGGCAAACCCTGCTCGAATGCCCGCCTGCCTTCCGTCTCGTCCGCCTCGTAAGTCAAAAGCGGGCTACCTTCCCTGACTTGTGTGGCCATCCCTCAGCCCCCCGCTTACGGAGAAACTACCGCTTTAGAAACTGCCGGGCCTTGGAAGCAAGTCCCGACCGAATCGGGGCTGTGACGCTGTGGACGGTGCCTGCCACGGTTTTCACCTTCGTTTTGGCCCAGACACTGCCGCCACTGACCACGCCACAGACTTTGCCAGCGGCGTTGACCACTGGACCACCCGAATCGCCAGGAATCGCATAGCTAAACAACACCATCGAAGCATCGCTGACAGCCGCCACCTTGGACTTGAAACACCTGAGGCCCTGCCCGCCGCCGAACCCGCAGACCCGCACAGCCTCGCCTTCCTTGGCGTCGCCCACTTCCAGCACGCTGCACCCGTCCGGCGTGTTGCAGTTCAGAACGGCCACATCCGCCTCGCGGTCAGTGCCCCGCAGAGTGGCCCGGTTGGTGCTTCCGTCGTGGAAAGAGACGGTGAAAGATTCGTTGCCATCGGTGACATGGGCAGCGGTCAGAATCGCAGGCCGGGCATCATCCGCCTGGACAATGCAGCCGGTCCCAGTGCCGCCGTTGCTGTTGCCACGAACCACGACGAGGGCCTTGGCCACTTCCGGTTCGCAGTCCACGAATTCCCAAAGGTCAGTGCCGACGCCGACTTGTGCAGCAGATGGCTGCACCAGCAAGAAAAACGCAACCAAGACTGGTATAGACAGTTTGGCGAGATACACGGATCACCTGCCTTTCCTTGACTGAGATTGCTGCTCTCAGGCAATGGTAGCCATGCATGCCCGTGTCCCGTCATCGACTTTTAGTCATTTGGGAATTTTTCACGGATGCACTTAGCAGACTCACAGCAATGCTTGACCGGGCAATAGACGTACCCGACCGGCCCTTTACTAGACTCCACCCGCATCAGCACGCCATGCACCGGACAGCGTGGCCGGTTCTCCTTGCGTGCCTTGTAACGAACTGCTCGCTCATCCTGCTGCGTCACGCTTCTCCCTCCAGCACTGTTTTGGCATCCGCTCAATGCCGTGTGTCCGTTTAACGTCCCAGTAAGCCAGCCGCTCCGCCTCATGCCGCCGCCAATCCGCTGGCCAATGCTTCCAGAACGGGTCAGACTGGCACCCTTCTTCGATAATCGCCGCCCGCTCTTCCCACAGTGCGACCAGTTCGGCGTCGGTCATCGCACCAGTGCCCGTTCCAGCCTCGACACGAACTCCGCCACGTCGTCCGCCGTGCAGCCTGGGTTCGCCTTCCGGTAGTCCTTGGCCGCCACAGAAATCCGCAGGCCGTGCTGCGTCGCGGTCGTCATGTTCTTGGTTGCCGAAACCCTGCGGTCCAGCACAAGACGCCGAATCTTGGACGCTGCAGGCATCTGCTCAAACGCCCGGCATGCTTGCCAGATGGCACCAGATACCTCGTCACGAGGCAAGTCGCCCAGCACCAGATGCCAAGCATCCACGTCGATGTCGGTCAGCTCCCGCCCGAAGGCTGAAAACAGTGCGGCCATCAGCAGGCCCAGTTCGTGCTTGGTTGTCACTTGGATGCCTCCCCGATGAATCCTGCCACACCCGCCGCTGCCGCCTCCTGAGCCTTCAGCCGCTCCAGCAGGTCCAGCGTGTTCTGCTGCCGCTGC